CAAGATAATATCTCTGTCTGTTTCTTAAATATCGAATATAATTTAACTCAGTCTGAAGAAAAGTATCCATAGACGCAGAAAGACTATCACTAGCCTCAACTAGCTGCTCCATGTCAATTTCTTTTCCGTTAGCCATTAGTTACGCTGAGATCGCCTACGTTCTTCTTCAATTCGCTCTCTTTCTTTTTGCAAATGAGTAGCTAGCATGTTAACATAAACATCCCGTTCCCACGGGATCATATTATCAATATCACTCAAGCTATATTTATGATGCTGGACCAAGGCAAAATTTGTCTGGTAAAACTTCATCAAGCCCTCATGAAAGAGGGCTATCCGAAAAAATCTGCTAGCCCCTGAATAGTGATCTCATTACTAACACCAGTCTTAGGATTTTTAACCTTAAGCGTGTGTCTAAGAGAAGGCATCGTATTAAAAAAAGTTTGTATATTTTCAAACTGACCTGTGGATAACTTGTCTACCCATTCCCTTGCTTCCTTAAAAGTAAATGCTCCACAGTCATCTTCTCCTTGATATACTCTATCAATACATTGAGCAACTAAATCATATGGGTCTGGAGTTTCCCCAGAAAAATTTATCTTAGCAAAATATTCTAAGTTAGGGTATTTCATAACAAGAGTTATATCATCAGTCAACTTAAATTTGTTAGTATGACCTTTGGGGAACTGTACCTTAATATCATCTACCATAAAGTTAACATCAACTTCAGTCTCACCATCATCAGGACACTTCACTTTCAGACTAAGTTGCTCACTGACTGATCTAGCACGAATTTGAAGGAAGATGTATTCAATATCAAACAGAGCAAGATCTTCAATCTTAAGTCTCGTTTGAATACAGTTTTGTAAATTCTGAGTAATGGCATCCATGATCATTTGTTGATCTTGGGTCTCCATTGCAACGATTAAAACTTTTTGTTCCTTTACTAGGAAAGGTCTATATTTAATTTTCTTTTTTGTAGAAGGCACCGTCAGTGTATACACTGGCGTAACAAGTTCAGGTAATGGCATAACAATAGTATATTGTAAATTTATTTATCAGGATTCTAGAAGAGTTTTCTAGCTAAAGCGAAGGCACCTCCAGCAACAACCCCACGTCTAACCCACTTATTCCTCAATATCTTAGGAAGCTTAGGCTTCTTAACCTTAGGAGAATTGCCATCATTTTCGTTCTGAGCTTTGATAGCAGGGGCAGTTTCAGATGGTGGAGTAGCACTAACTTTACTTATTGCATACGTTATATGACTGTATTCATAGTAAAATCCTACAGATACTTTTACAAGTTGTGCTGGACCTGCAGAGTATGGTATTGATGATACAGTATATGGATATGCCTTAGCAATTTTAGCTGTATATCCCTTTCTATAATTCTTTTGATCTTCGGGACGATTGAATTTCTCTAATTTAGTTATAACCAAGTCAGCGACATAATTATCATAATACCTTTGTACAAATGCTTGTTGATTATATCTAAAATAATCTCCATCAGGTACATACAAGGGATCTCCGTTGGGAGAAGGACCAGCATTCATAACATAATCCTGCCAAGCTCTAAAGAATACCAATGCAGTTGATTCAGAATCCAAGAAGAAACTGACATCAAGTTCATTGTATACTTTATTACCTGCCATTTTCTGAGTAATGCCTTTAAATGGCATCTTTACATCAGTACCAGAGTATGTTACACCTGGCATTTGTATCTCATTACACTCAAGTTGAAGTCTAGCTTGATTTTTACTTACTAAATCATCCGTACCTCCCTCTCCAGGATCAAGCTCATTTGATAACCATTTCCTTAAAGGTTCAGGCATCTGTATATCAAACTGATACAAATTAGACGCAGAAATACCCCCAGCCTGTTTTAATATCTCCTGCTGGAATTCCAGTACGCCTCTTTTTGGTGTTTCAATTGCCATAAATATTACTTATGGTGTGACCATCTTTATTTATGCCTACTTACAAAGGAAAGTACAGAGTAAGAAATTATCGCAAGTATAAAGGGGATCCTACTAACGTAGTATATAGATCTCTTTGGGAACGAAAGTTCATGAACTACTGCGATAGTACAAAAAATGTCCTTGAATGGTCGAGTGAAGAATATGTTATTCCTTATAAAGATCCAGTATCTAAGAAGTGGAGAAGATACTTTCCCGACTTCTATATGAAAGTCAAAGAGACTAATGGTAAAATACAATCATACTTAGTTGAGGTTAAACCAAAAAGACAGGTCGATGGTCCAACTCCTCAAAAGAAGCACACCAAACGTTATATAACTGAGGTAATGACGTATGCCACAAACAAAGCGAAGTGGGAAGCAGCAGAAGAGTACTGCAGGGACAGGCTTTGGGAGTTCAAAATTATCACAGAGCGAGAGCTCAAGGTTTGATGCACTAATCGAACGATTAAAGGGTAATAAAATAACCAAAACCAAACTACGAGACGAAATATTCAATAAATTATATGATGATGCAACTGATCGACCTGAAGAAGGTAAGTGGTATCTGTTTGAATATGACCCAAAATTCAAAACTCAATTGAAACAATGGGATCAATATCCACTAATACACTTCCTAGATGTCAAAAAAGACAACATGTTGGGGGCAAATCTCCATTATATCAAAGCAAACTCACGATTAAGTGCGATAAATAATAAAAAGTTTCCTGCGTCTACGCTACACTACTATATACCGAAAAGAGCTGATGCTATTTTCTTTGAAATTAAAGAAAGCGAAGTACAATTGTTAAGCCAACTACCCATTGAAAAATTTCATAGAAATTCATGAGTGAAGAGAAGGTCATCCACAATTATCCAAGTAACATAAGTAATATTGGATATGCATCCTTTTTAGAAATAAAAAGGTGGTCATACGATAGAGCTAAGGCAACCGTCATGAGGGATTTCAATGACGCAGCTGGAAGTATACAAGATACCAATATTATGCAACAATCTTCTGTATTTGGAAAAGGAGTATTAGAGAAAATTAAGGGAATTAGTAGTGGAAAGAGTTTAGTAGATGAATATGAAAGAGGAATAAGACAGAGTGCTCAAGCAACAATCAATATGGGAGGAGGGAAAAATATCTTTGGGTTGAATAAACCAATGAAGGCATTCAAGGGACCATTATTAGACCCTGAGGAAGCATATGGTAAGGTAACTCCAGATGAACTACTTGGTGGTCTCGATGGTTCTCAAGATATGTCCCATCTGGATCCTACCATTGCTGAGACTTCAGCAGAACACAAAAAAGCATATGAAGCTCATATAAAAAGAAAAGAAGACTTTGCTGCTAGCCAAAAAGGTCTTACCGCTACATCAACAAACTTAGCACTACCTAACGAATTTCAATATGAATATGGTGCTAACTGGAACAATGAATTCAAATTAGGAACATTAGCATTACTAGCTGAAAATTTTACTGCTGGAGCAACAGTTGCTGGAATGGGTGCTGCAATGGGTTTAACACAATTTCTGGCTACTGCGGCAGCAAAAGGAAATGTATCCCAGAGTGCTGCTGCTGAAGCAAAAGCAACTGCAGGTGGTGTCAATAGAATGGTTGATCCATTTAACGTAGGTACTCAAGTTAACCCAAGAAATTTAGTTGGTCTTGCTGGACTTGCACCAAATGAAAATGCCATGCAGTTCTTCAAGAAGATGGACTTCAGAAACTTTGATATGACATTCCAATTTGCAGCAAGAAGTTCAGGTGAAGCACAACAAATCGAATCGATTATTCAATGGTTTAAAGTTGCTATGCATCCAGGCCATATAGAAGGGTCAGGTAATGCAATACTACTACAATTCCCAGATGTATTTCAATTGATACCCAAATTTGTCAATGTTGATCCAGAAACTAGGGAAACTAAAATTAGTAGACACCCAATGCTACCCAAAACAAAATTATGTGCTTTAACTAATCTTAGAGTAAATACAACACCCATGAACCAACTAACAACTACTTTTGATGGTTCATTCCCACTTATTACTTTAAATTGCCGATTTACAGAACTTACTGCTCTCACTAAGGGCGACTTTGGACAATTGATAAACATGCAAGACCAAAGAAGAGGACATAAATTACACGGCGATCCTAGTGGTACATATCGAGGAGATATGGCAGATTCACAATACTATTCATACTAATGTTAAGATCACTACCCGATATGTACTATAATATTAGCGTCAGTCCAACTGATGCTAAACTTATAACTGCAAAAAATTTATGGAGACGTGCAGAAGTACTAGGTGATATCAAAAACTCCATGGTTATATTCAATGAATACGTAGTCAGAAATGGAGAAAGACCAGAAGATCTAGCAGTAAAGTATTATCAAAATCCATTCTATAACTGGACTATACTTGTAATTAATGATATTGTTAATTACCATGAGCAATGGCCAAAATCAACAAGGCAATTAAATGAGTATGTCTATTCCAAATATGACAATCCGATGGCAACTAAGCATTATATAACTACAGAAGTTAAGGATGCTAATGAAAATATTATATGTCCTGCAGGGAAAATAGTACCATCAAATTTCCAAATATCATATTTCGATGGCAGTACTACAGTTACAGCAAGTCCCGTTGTATCAGTAACGAACTATCAATATGAAGCAGATAAGAATTCAAAGAAAGAAAAAATAATTCTGATTAGACCAGCTTATATAAGAGAATTTGTAGAAGTATTCCAAGCTAGACAAAACGCAGGTGGATCAGTAACAATAGGTAACTCCTACTCAGGAATTACAATGGAATAAAAAAGGAGACCCATTACGGGTCTCCCAATATTCTGGTTCTCTTGGATCATCTTTAGGATCCCAGTAAAAGAATCCAAGTTGATCAAGTCTGACGTGCAGAAGTGGCTTAATTTTCATTAGCTAATTTAGCAAAGTATGATAGAGTATCATCTTCACCAGTGCTTGCTGCAGCTACAGGTGTTGGAGCAGGTGCTTCGACACCACGACCTTCGCTTTCATCCTCAAGGGACTCATCTACCTTAGCAGAATAGTTACCTTTAAGAGTTCTCTCAAGACGTTCCTTGAGTTCATCATAAGATTTAAACTGATCTTCGGCAGTGTATGCAGAGAGACTATGCTCTTGCTTCCAAATGCCCTCTAACTCCTTATCACTATAATCACCTAGAGTTGATGCTTTATCAAACTCGGACTTATCATAATTCCAAAAACCAGCAACCTTCTGAATTTTGAGTTTGAAGTCAGCACCCTTCCATAAATCGAATGGGTTTACTGGTGTCTCATCCTCAAATGCAGGCTGCATTGATTCCATAACCTTATCAAAGATCTTCTTACCATAACGGTATAGGAAGACTTTACCCTCATTTTCAGGGTTTGCACTATCCTTAACAACGTAAATGTTGCTGTAATAGTTTAACTTACGTTTCTGGTTACGTGCTTGAGTTCTTGCAGCAGAACCTTCGCCACCAGAGTTCCAGAGTTCCCTGTTCAAGTCAGAAACAGGATCCTTTTTACCTAAAGTCGTTAGACTGTTCTCAATGTACCATCCACCTGGTCCTTGGAAGGCATGTGTCCACACTTGTGCCCATGGAAGGTCTTCTCCATCGGGTGCAGGAAGAAATCTGATTACTGCGTAACCATT